CAAACTATTTATGAGGGTGAGGGGATATACTTTTTACCTAAAATATTTGAGCTAGCAAGTTCTACTGCTTCGTCCTTGACTATGAACTATGATACATTTGACATCCGTGGGCAAAGTAAAATAGGCAGACAAAGTAGAGTTTTTTATATAGGATATGGGATTGATATTAATACCATTGCATATCAGACTAAAATTAACCCTGATAATTATCTTCATGCTAATCTTCCTGCACATCTTGAAGTTGACGATAATAATTCTAAAGTTGGTCTAATCTATGGTTATACAAACTATAATGATAGAACACGAATAGAATGGAAAAGACCACAGTATTGGCAAACTAACCCAGCGCACGGAATACCAGATAGGTATAGGATTTATAGAAGTAATTACTATTATTATGGTATTACATCTCCTACAGAATATACAATGGGAATAAAACGTCTTGTCGGTGAAGTTCCTGTTACAGATGTGGACGGTTATCAATATTTTGAAGAGTCTGAACATAGTTTACGTGCTGAAGGAATTTTACCTTATCAGTATTGTTATTATTTTATTACTGCTGTTTATGATGATTGGGGGAATACTAATAGAGGGTTGGATAAAATTACATATGATAAATATTTTGATGATGATTTTAACTTCCCTCCTGGAAATGTTTTAGCAACAGAAACTGATGTGTTAGAAATTAATTTCCCACAACAAAACGATAATCAAGAAGAGTGGACTGATGAATATTTTGGATATTTTAAACCACAAGAAACTGGTGATTATGAATTTAGTATGACATCTGACGACTCTTCGTGGATGTGGATAGGTACTGATGGGCAAACTTATGAGGACTTAAAATTAACTAGGGACGACCAAAATGCTTTGATAGACCTTAATGGAGTACACCCATCAGAAACTGATATTGGTACGATATCGTTGATTGCTGGACAATATTACCCTATATTGATATATTTTGGTAATAAGCAATTTAATCAAGATGAGAATTGGGAACACCGAGTATCGTTTAAACCGCCTGGGGGTGAATTTCAAACTGCAGGTGTTGGTTATTGGTATAAGGCAAACGATAATTCATTTGAAGGCAATGGACAAGAAGTTGAAGGACGTTTTACAACAAATCAATTAAGATCTTATTTCCTATAATACTTGACTTTTAGTCAAAAGTGTAGTATAATAAACTAATAACAGAGGAGAAATATATGTACGTAGAAACTTGGCAATTATTATGTTTGGCTTTAATAACCACATCTGCTTATTTTTCATACCGACAAGGTAGGATGGATGGTGTTAAATCTGGGGTTCAAGTGACAATCGCAGATTTACATAAAAAGGGTATAGTAGCAATTTATCAGGATGATTTGAATGGTGAAATGGTAGTTGGTCGTTATGATGAAATAGAATGGGACGACATAGTAGATATGGAGGAAGATAATGAAGAAGACCACTGGTGATTGCGATGAATCTTGTGAATGCCATGATGATAAGATTGTTGTCGGTGACAGGGTGTATGTTGACCCATATGGAGGACAAGGTATGTCCGATAAAATGAAAGAATTGTTAAAAAGAAAAGAAACCTTAAAACAAAAGGGGGTATAAAGTTAAAATAGAGCTTTACTTTCCTTTTGAATTCAGGTATAATACGTAGTATATTAAATAAAAAAGGAGTTATATTATGAAAGAGTTAAAACGCGATGCCGTAATCTCGGTATTAAAAGATAAAGTTGCTGACGTGACTTTCACAAAGAAAGATGGTACAGAACGTGTTATGAAATGCACGTTACAAACTGAATTTCTTCCAATTCAAGAACCTAAAAAAGAAGGCACTGTTGCTAAGAAAATAAACGAATCTGTTGTTGCTGTATTTGATATTGAAGCAAAGGGTTTTCGTTCGTTTAGACTTGACAGTGTGACTAACTTTGTTACTGACGGAAAAGAAACTTTTGCGTAAGAACACGGTCAAAGTTCTATCTGAAATAGAACACGTTCTCCACCGCCCAGGAATGTATGTTGGTGATACCACGGTTGGTACACACGACAAATGGGTAATGGATGACGGTAAAATTATTAAAAAGAAAGTTAAAATCGTACCAGCTTTTCTCAAGTTATTTGATGAAATCATCAGTAATTGTATTGACGAAGGATTTCGTACCGATTTTAAATATGCTAATGAAATCAAGGTGAGGGTTGAGGACAATGGGAAAATTACAATCGAAGATAACGGCAGAGGAATTCCAGTCGTTAGTACAAAAGATGGAAAAACGCAGGCAGAACAAGCATTCACAAATCTCCGTGCTGGGGCAAATTTTGATGATGGGGTGGGCAATGTTTCTATTGGTACTCATGGGCTTGGTTCTACTTTAGTCAATATACTGAGTAAGAAATTTATTGCTCATACTGATGACGGTAAGAAACACTTCCGTTTACAGTGCTCAAAGAACATGAGTGAAATAGATACAGAAATCACTAAAACAAAAGGTGTACTAGGGACAGCAGTGTCTTATTATGCCGACTTTGCCCGTCTTGGGATGAAAAGCATTAACAAAGACCATACACAGCTTATAGAAAAACGTGTAAACGATCTTGCCGTATGCTTTCCTAAAATTAAGTTTAAGTATAACGGACGTTTGGTCAAGTCTGGTACTTTCAAACAATACTTATCTCAAATAGAAAAAGATTTTGTAATACTAGAAACTGCTAAATTTAAGGTGGCAGTATTACCTTGGGAAACCAATGAACAGATATCATTCATTAATGGTATTGATACATTTGGTGGTGGTGTTCACGTTGATGTAGTATCAAATGCTATTGGTAATGCACTTAAAGATGCTATCAAAAAGAAACATAGATTAGATATCCGTGTTCCTGATATTAAAAATAAGTTGTTATTCGTTATTCTCACTAACAAAGTTGGTGACCCAAAGTTTGATTCTCAAACTAAAGAAAGACTGACTAACAATGCTAACGATATGAAACCTATATTTGATGGGGTTGACGATGAGAAATTCATTACTAGAATAATGAAGAATGAAGAGTTGATTCAACCTATCATTGAGGCGTTAATGTTAAAGAAACAACTTGCCGAGGCAAGAGCATTACGTAAGGCACAAAAGACAGCAAAGAAAAAGAAAATTGCTAGTCATATCAGTGCTAGTGGTAAGAACATTGAGGATAAAATCTTATTTATTACTGAGGGGCAATCTGCTATCAGTAATTTAATCAACGTTAGGCAAACTGCTATTCATGGTGGGTTTCCGTTAAGGGGCAAACCTCGTAATGTTAGAGAATTAAAACCTACTGACATTATGAAGAATAAGGAACTTTCTGAACTAATGAGTATTATTGGTTTAGAGTTAGGGGAGCCTGCTGAAGATTTAAACTATGGTAAGATTGGTATTCTTGCCGATGCTGACTTTGATGGGTTTTCAATCGCAGCATTGTTGGTGAATTTCTTTTCTAATTGGAAAGACTTGTTTGATGATGAACGTATTCTATTCATCAAATCTCCAATTGTAATTGCTAAGAAAAAGAAACAAGTGAAACGTTTTTATGAATTGAGAAAATTTCATGAAGCAAAACTTGACTCTGATTGGAGCATTGCCTACAATAAGGGGTTAGGATCTCTGAGTATTGAAGAATACGATTTGATGATTAACGACCCTGTAGTAGAAATAATTGAATATGACAGCGGGGCAACAACTTCTCTTGAAACGGCATTTGGTAAGAATGCTATTCCTAGAAAAGCATGGTTGATGGTATGAATATGAATGTGACTGAATTAATAAATAACGAATACCGAGATTACTCTAAATATGTTTTATATAGTAGAGCAATCCCGAATATGATTGATGGTCTTAAACCGTCTCAACGTAAGATACTATATACGGCATTAAAGACAGCAAAGAATGCTCGTATCAAAACTGCTTCATTGAGTGGTAATACAATCTCACAAGGTAATTATCATCATGGTGATGCCTCGTTGAATGAAGCAATTACGAAAATGGTTCAACCGTTTGCTAATAACCTACCACTGCTTGCTGGTGAGGGTTCTTTTGGTTCTAGATTAGTTCCAGAAGCTGCAGCCGCACGATATACATATGTTAGAACTCATAAGAACTTTGAGACGTATTTTGCGGATACAATGGTTGCTGATAAGTCGGGGGACTTAGAAGACCCAGAACCTGCATTCTATTTACCTATTATCCCTTGGGTATTAGTTAATGGAATTAAAGGTATTGCTGTTGGGTTCGCAACTGAAATACAACCGCACAACCCTAAGCAACTTGCTAAGTTATGTACTGCCCATTTACAGGGTAAGGACATATCAAAACGTAAGTTGTTGCCGTCATTCCCTGGATTCAAAGGTAAGATTGAAGAGGAAAACGGTAGTGCATTTTGTACTGGAAAATTTAGTTTAAAGGGGCAAACTAAATTACAAATCACAGAAGTACCAATTGGATTCACTAGAGAATCTTATGTGATACTTCTTGATAAACTTGAGTCTGAAAGTAAAATCGTGTCTTACATTGATAAGTGTGATGCATCAGGTTTTAAATTTGATATAACCCTGAAACGTACTAAATCGTTGACGGATAATCAAATTATTACTACATTCAAGTTAAAGAAAAAGTTAAATCAAAACTTAACCGTTATTAATCAGGATGGTCAATTAAAGGTTTATAATAATTCGTTAGATATTATTAAAGACTTTGTTGATTATCGTGTGACAAAATATGCCGACCGTTATGTGTGGTTGTTAAACCAAGCAAACGAGGAATTGGATGTAATCTTAGCAAAGGTTAAATTCATTGAAATGGTATTGAATGGTGACCTTGATTTTTCTAATAAAAATAAACAACAAATCAGGGACGACCTGTCGAATGACTTCGACTCTGATATAATAGATATATTAATTAGGATGCCTATTTACTCATTATGTCAAGATGAACTTGACAAACTGAAGGAACAAGGTATTACAGTTTGTGATAAAATCACAGAGTGGAAAGCAATTGATGCTACCGAACAATTTATCAAGGAATTAAAGGTAATTTAAATGGAATTTTTAGACGAGATACCTGAAGAAGAACAGACAACTAAAACGCAAATTAAAACTAAAGAACCCACTGAAGGATTCGGACTTGAAATTGGTTCGTTGACTTTTTACATGGGTGAAGTAGAACTTGAAATAAAGGATGTGAGGATAAAAGATATGGATGAATTTAAACAATTATTATTTGAGGTATTATCACAATGATACTCGTAGATTTTAGTCAACTGATGGTTGGTGGGTTAATGGCACATGCCAAAACACAAAGTGATGTAAGTGAGGACTTATTACGACATATGGTACTTAATACATTAAGGTCATATAGGAAACAATATAAGAAAACGTATGGTGAGTTGATATTATGTATTGACTCTAGACATTACTGGAGACGTGATGTATTCCCTAACTATAAACATGCTAGGAAGAAAGCACGTGAGGACTCTAAGTTTGATTGGCCAATTATCTTTAAATGGTTTGATAAAATCAAGGCAGAACTTAAAGAACACTTTCCGTATAAAATGATTGATGTTATGGCTGCTGAGGCAGATGACGTGATTGGTGTGTTATCTAAGTATAAACATATGGAAGAAAAGATACTAATTCTATCAAGTGATAAGGACTTTATTCAATTACATAAGTACAAGAACGTTAAGCAGTATTCTCCTATGCAAAGAAAGTGGGTAAGGCATATTGACCCAGTTGGTTATGCTAAAGAACATATTATTCGTGGTGACCACGGTGATGGTATTCCTAACTTTTTAAGTGGTGATGATTTCCTTGTTGAAGGAATTAGACAACATCCTATTGCTAAGAAGAAAGTTGCTGTATGGTTGACTCAAACCCCTGAAGAGATTTGTGAGGGTAATGAAGAGATGATGGAAAGGTGGCAAAGGAATGAGTTATTAACTCAATTTGATAAAGTGCCTGAGTTGTTACAAAATGATATTCTAAATGCATTTAAGAAAGAACCAAAAGGTGCTAGAAAGAAACTATATAACTACTTCGTAATGAATAAGTTACAAAACCTAATGGATGTTATAGGAGATTTTTAATGAAATACGTAGTACCAACAGAACTTGAGCAAATGTCAGCATCTGAAGCAAATGAAGTTTTAATTGCCTTACAACGCAGAGTGAAGTTACACGAAGAAAGAATTGCTAAATTAGAGTCTAGGTGGGATGGAGAGAAAGTATGAGATATGATTACAAATGCAAGGAGTGTGAACATGAATTTATATTCGAACGTCACAACTCTGAATCTAGTCTTCCAGCAGACTGCCCTGAGTGTGGAGTTAAAGATGCAGGCAAAAGGGTTATAGGAACACCATTCTTTATAACTGCTGGTGGTGGGCATAAAAATAAAATAAGGTAATATTATGAAAACACTTAAAGAGAAAGCACTTGAGTCAATTATTATAGATCTAGAAGGACGATTATCAGAGGTTCAACATAAGTACGATGCCCTTGTAGGTAAGATTAAAAAGGATGCGAATAACAAACGCAATGTAGATGATGGCGATGCCTTTCTAACTAATTATGGTAGCAGAGGACATGGTTTTTGGGAGTAAAAATGAAAGTAAGTGAAATATTAACAGAATTACGAAGTGATAATAGTCGTTTGTTTAAAATAGATGTATTGGAACGCAATAAAGATAACGAATTGTTTCAAAGGGTTGCCAAGGCAGCTTTAGACCCATATACGCAATATTATATTAGGAAGATACCTGATTATCCATTCGTTAGTGATAAGTCAAAACAGAATTTAGAGTGGGGATTAGACAGTTTAAGTAAGTTATCATCTAGGGATGTAACAGGTAATGACGCAAAAGAGCATTTGATTGATACACTAATCAACCTATCAGAAGAGGATGCTGATATTATTAAATGTATTATTGCTAAAGACTTGAAGTGTGGTGTTCATAAATCGACAGTCAATAAGGTATATGGTAAGGGGTTTATTGAAAAGTATCCATGTATGCTTGCCAGTTCTTATAATGAAAAGAATTTTAAACACATCAAATACCCTGCAATAGTACAACTTAAATCAGACGGTATGAGAGCAAACCTTATTATGAACCCAAATGGTAATGTTGAAGTCCGTAGTAGAAATGGTAAGACTATTGATTTACATGGTCATTTTGATGAAATGGTTAGGGGTATATTTTATAAGAAACCCTCGTTGGAATCGTTAGACCAATTTAGGGGTGGTGTGATTGATGGTGAGTTAATTGTTCTTAGTGAAGATGGTGAAATACTTGACCGTAAAACTGGTAATGGTATTCTTAATAAGGCAGTTAAAGGTACTATTACAAAGGAAGATGCCAAACGTGTAAGGATGATTGCTTGGGATATGATACCACTTGAAGATTTCAAAGCATGCAAGTCAGATATACCATATTTTGATAGATTAGACGTACTAAGACACAGAATGGATGAGGTTGTAGATACCTTTGAAGAAGTGTTGATTGTAATACAAGATACTACATTCGTTGATAACTTCGAGCAGGCAAATGAACTATTTAACGATGCATTAACTGCAGGTGAAGAGGGTGTTATCGTTAAGAATGGTGATGCTCCTTGGGAAGATAAACGTTCTAAATATCAAGTAAAGATGAAAGCAGAACTTGAAGCAGACTTATTAGTGACTGAATGGAACGAGGGTTCGGGTCGTATTGAGGGGTTAATGGGTAGTGTGACGTGTGTTACGAAAGACGGTAAGTTAGAAGTTAATGTCGGTTCGGGGTTCAATGATGAAGACCGTAAGATGAAACCTGAAGATATTGTCGGTAAGATTATTACAGTTAAGTACAATGAGATTATACAAGATAAGAATAAGAATAAGAAGTCATTATTCCTTCCTATCTTTGAAGAAATTAGATTAGATAAAACAAAGGCGGATATATTATGA